CATCTACTACACCTACTTATATTACTAAAGCACTTGCTAGCACTACAACTCCTGGAACAGCAGTAACGCTAACTTCGTGGTCTACTCCAACAGTAACAGCTCAAAACGGTACTAACGGTATTAGCGCAATTTCTGGCTATTTAACAAATGAAAGCCATACAGTGTCCGCTGCCAATGATGGAACAGTTAGTAGTTATACTGGTAGTGGTGGTACTTTTAAAGTGTTTAACGGTATTACAGATGTTACCACAAGTTGTACATTTGGCAGAACTGATACTAATATTACATCAACAATAGATGCAAGTGGTAACTATTCGTTGAGTAATATGACTGCTGATACCGCTACGGTAACATTCACGGCTACTTATAGTGGCACCACGATTAGTAAAGTTTATAGTATTACAAAAAGTAAAACTGGTACTGCGGGTACTAATGCTCAGACTATAAAACTGATTGCAAGTGCCCAAAACTTTAAATATGATACCAGCGGTTCAGCATCTCCACCGTCCCAAACTATAACGTTTACAGTAAACTTACAAAATATTGCTGGAACAGCCACTTACTCAGTAGTTGGGTACAATAGTTCTGGTACTAGTACGGGAACTATTATTAGTGGTACTGCTAATAGTTTTACATTGACTAATGCGCAGTTTTTAAGTAATGCCTCAACAATTAGGGCAGTTATAACAGTTACTTTGGGTTCTTTAACAGATATAATTACTGTTGTAAAAATACAAGATGGTGCTCAGGGATCCACAGGTGCGACAGGTGCGACAGGTGCGACAGGTGCACAAGGACCTACTGGAGCAACAGGTGCAACAGGTGCAACAGGTGCAACAGGTGAACGTGGTTCTATAACCGCGGACATTAGTGGACAAACAGTCTGGAGCGACTCTGTAGCCAATAATTATTTTACAACTAATTATTCAGGAGTAAAGGTCTTAAATGACAAAATTACTCAATATAGTTCTGCAACTGGGTTTACCGAAACCCGTTATTGGAGTGGTAATGCTTGGGTTTTAGCTGCAGTAGTTATTGACGGCAATTTGATTGTAAATGGTTCGGTTAATGCCACAAAAATTAATTCAAATGGTTTAAGTATTAGAGATACTGGTGGTAATGTAATACTGGCAGCCGGTAGTAGTGTTGCGGCAAGTACCTTAAATATACCAGGAACAGTTAGTAATGTACCAAGTGGCTGGCAAAATAGTAATATTACAATTAGTGAAAGTTCATCAGGAACTATAACTTTAGGTAATGCCGGTGGTGGCAGTGTTAACAATGTCGTTACTGCTAATAATAAAATTAGTAGTGGTAATATTAGCACTTATATCAATAGTGCAGCAATTAGCAGCGCTTATATTAGCAGTTTGAATGCCGACGTTATTAATGCAGGTACTTTAAGTGCGGATCGTATAAGTGCCGGTGCTTTGAGCGTTAGCAAACTATTATTAATACCATCAAATTTATGTCCTGATCCTGCTTTTAAAGATGAACTGTGGTGGAAAGGGCCTGATACACAAACCATATTTCCTCCATACGGTAATGGTACTCAGGACAATCGCGCTTGGTACTTTACAACAGATAGTTACTGGTCAACCGACATTGGAATTCCAAAAGCTGCAATTTTATGGAGCGGTGTATCCGGAGGCAGTGTAGGTAACGATCGAGTACACATTTGGAGTAACTTTATAGATTGCCCACCGGCCGGTACAGTTTTACGTTTTAGCTGCAAAGGTCGTAACGATAGCAACCAATGGATGGCTGTTCAAGTAAACTTTTATAGTAGTGTCGGCAATAGTGTTGGCGGCGAGGTTAGGTTAATAGTATATGGGGGTACTTTGGCAGAACCTAGTACTTTTGTTACAGTTCCTAACAATGCTGCAAAAATAAAGTTTATTATTTACAACCAAGGAGTTAATGCGGAAGGCGGTCCATATTACTCAGGAGCTGCTTCCATAGGCAATATAAAGCTGGATAAAGCTGCTGAAACAAACTTGATACCTCCAAACAATGCTACCGTAGGTTATTCTACAGCAAGCTCGGGATCCTCAGCCGTAGTAAGCATTACTGTTCCAAGCAATGCCAGTGCATTATTTGTACAGTGTTATTTAGGTGCCCCCTATCTCAGTAGTTTTAGCGATGGAGGTAAATACGGCGGAACCGTTTACTATACAAATATTATTTACGGCGAAGTGTTTGTTAATGGGGTTCTACAGTCTGGTCAAAAAGGCACTATACTTTGGAGTCAGGCCAATCCTGCAACAGGTACCTACAATGTCCAAGTTAATCGCGATTATTTAAATGGCACTATGGTGTTAGGCGTATTGGTGACAAAACGATGAAATATATAATTTACGACAAAAATACGGGTGAAATACTCAGAACAGGAACGGCACCTGCAAATGAAGTTCAAAATCAAAAAATATTTCCCAATGAGGAGGTTTTGGAAGATGCGGAAGAAGTCAACCCAGGAAAAGATTCTGTTGATATCGTAACAAAACAACTTGTACCAATGGGGCGGCCGGAGCCTCCGCCCAAACCCGTTGATATGAACTATCAAAAAGCCAGGGCCGATAGCTATCCTGCCGTACAAGAACAACTAGATATGTTGTGGCACGCTATGGATACAGGACAAACTCCAAAAATAGAACCTTTTTATAGTACAATAAAGGCAGTAAAGCTGGGATATCCAAAAGACAATTCCGTTACACCAGGTTCTGTAGTGGTATATCCCGGAGGATAATATGACAATACCAAGACGTGATTTTTACGGTACTTACGTATCCGGACAAAAAAATATATGTGTAAATTCATTAACATTTTTTGGTTGGAAGGTATTTCAACATATTATGCCTGTAGACTCTAAACTAGTAATGGTTTCTAAAAACACTGTTGTTCGACAAGATACTCCTAATCGTACACTTTATGTGCGTGGTAGAGGTATTGTAACAAATAATATAGTCGGAACAATTGCAGATCGCGTACCTGGACTTTATACACCAGAACGCCCAGATCATCCGCAAGGCACTACAACAGTAACTGCAGTTGAGGAATTAGAATTTTGGTGTTTTAATTGGCAAAGTAATAAAGGAGCATTACCAGATTTATTACCAATTAGATTACAAGCCAATGAAACTATTAGTATACCCGCAACTAAAAATATTTTTATTTGTCGTGGTGAACTTGGAAGTTATGGAGCTGCAGATTCCTTCGTATCCGATGGATCTGCACTTTCTGCAGCGTGTGCTACTTACGGATTTATAGTGGAGAATCCTCGTGAATAACGATTTATTTAGGCATCGTTCTTGGATGTCAACTCTGATGTACTATTTTGGATTGGCAAGTATAGCAAACTTAGCTATTAATAGCAACATGTTTTACTACTTGCCCTATATTTTAATATTGTATATAACAGGCAGTTTGACCATTAGTGTCGGATATCATAGACTTTTTTGCCATAGTTCATTTAAAACCAGTAGTTTTTGGCATAAATTTTTTGCGTTAAGCGGCGTAGCTTTTATGTACAGCAGTCCATTACAGTGGATTGTTGTGCATACAACTCATCATAAATACTCAGACACAAACCGTGACCCTCATCCGCAAAATTATGAAGCTTTAATATTTAAACGTTATAGGCAAGTTCCTCTTAGTTTGTGGAAAGCTAGAAAACTATTACGGAGTAATAGCATTCATAAAATAGTAGATCAATACTATGTATTATTATTCTTAGTATTTGTTCTTACGCTTGGTTTAACGCTGCCAGATGTTTTATTGTATGTTTATTTACCAGCAGTTGGTCTGGCACATTTTGTTGGAGCTCTTCACAACAGTTTTAGTCATCACAATAAATCTCCTAAAGATATGTGGTGGTTAGAATACGTAATTTGTACAAGCGGTGAATGGTTACACAAAACACATCATGAATGTCCGGGTTTAATTAATTTTCGCTCACGTTGGTACCACTTTGACTTAGGTGCAGTGTTCATAAACTTGATAAAAAGGTGACGTATGCCAAATATGAGAATAATTACCATGAACGCTACTGATATAGCTAGTACTGTTACTGCTGATAGTCAGTTGAGTACGTCCTTTTCTGTTGATAATGTAAAAACTGACTATAAAAGTACCTTTCATCGTACTAGTGGCGGTACTCCTAAAATTGTTGTATATACCCTTACTTGGGCCTCTCCAACGGCAGCTCAGTCTATAGGCGGTGTTTCTTTGCCTTGTACAAATTTAAGTGCTTCAGCAACTATACGAGTACAACTTTTTAGTGATACTGGTTTAGCCACTCCAATAGCTGGAGGTGATACAGGAACAATTCCTGCGTGCGCAAACTCACAAATTGCAAATTTAACTACTAGTACTATAAATGGCAACTTATTTCAATTGGGAGTGCTTTCCAAAGCTAGTGCATGGTTTTCCTCAAATATTGCAAATGTACGGGGATTAAGAATAACTGTAAATGATACTGCTGGTAACTCTGCCGGTTATATTGATTGCGCACGTATTGTATGCGGCAGTTACTGGGAACCAACTTACAATGCTAGCCGTGATGGATTAGGTTTAACCATTACAGATACAAGTCAAAATAGTCGCACTGATGCCGGTGATTTAGTAAGTGATAGGGGATTTATTTATGATGAACTGTCTTTAAACTTAGAGTTACTAAGTGACACTGATCGTAATAATTTAGTACAATTAATGCGAACAACAGGAACAAATCGCAATATTTTAGTTTCAGTATTTCCTATCAATTATAGTGCAAGCTCTAATAGTTTGACTGAGCAGTACTATACTGTATACGGTAAGCGTTCAAATAGTCAGTTTAATTATATAATCCAAGGCTATGGTAATAGCAGTATGCAAATAACGGGTTGGTAGCCTTATACCTAAAACCTACAAATACCCGGCCCCAAAAGGGCTGGGTATTTTTTTACATTGACCCTCAACTGCTGTTATGGTATAATAGAACAAAATAACTCGGGCAAAAAATATTTTTGCAAATTTTATCAACGAGGTACTAGCCGTGAATAAAACTGTTACTGAATTGGTAGACCCTAAACTGTACCTCTTAGAAGAACGTGTACAATCAATCGCATTCTTACTTGGTATAATGGCCCTTTTACTTTGTTGCGGATTGTGGTACGGTGATTTAGCTCATTACCACGCTACAACAATGTTGACAACAATGTCCATTTATCTATGGACTGTGTTGCTTTTAGGGTATGCCACATTAAAAATCTACCCAAAAACTCACTTAATCCTAAACTTGGCAAACTCTAGCTTTGGTTTGTGGTTATGGATGTATTTGTTTTTAATGTTTGTTGTATTGGATCGTCAGCCAGCAAGCCCGTTAGAAGCCATGTTGCTGTTACCAATACTTTTAGAAAGTTGGGAATTAGTACTAAATGTAGCAAATTTAAAACTTGCAAAATATTGGGAGAAAAATCATGCAAAATAACTTTGATGTAGCCCAATTAGCAGCAGGTGGGGTGGCCGCACTAATTGCCCTAGCGGTATTTTTGCAAAAGTTTTTTATAAACTGGCAAAGCGCTCGTGCAGAAAACTCTGTGATTGGATTAATGCATACTGAGCTGGAGAGGTTGAGCGACCAAAATAGCAAGCTGAGCAGCGAGCTTAACAAACTTCAATTGGAAATTATTGCACTTAACTCTGAATTACGCAAGTTAACCACGGAAAATCAGCGGTTACACAGTGAAGTTACAATATTAACAGGTGAAGTAGCCAGATTTCAGGCTGTATTAAAGCAAGGAGGATCCAATGGCAGCACCAGTTAAATTAAATTTTAAAGTTTATCAAGGCAGTACATTTCGTGAAGTATTACGGTGGGAAAGCTCAACCAAAACTTACGCGCCTATTACTGCTATTTCAAAAACCGCTCCTGTTGTAATTACTGCTGTGGCTCATGGTGCGCCTCTTGGTTGGCGTGCTAAGGTAACTGGCGTAAGCGGAATGAAAGAAATTAATGATTCAGAGAATTACCGAGTAATAACAGACAAGACCACAGACACTGTTACTTTTAATTCGGTCAATGCGACCGGCTATACTACTTATACATCCGGAGGTGTTTTAGAATACAACACTCCTGTCGACTTAACAGGCTATACAGGCCGTATGCAAATTCGCAATAAACTAACAAGTGATACTGTGTTATTAGAGCTTACTACAGCAAATGGCGGAGTTGTTTTAGACAATACTTTAAAAACAATTACTGTATTAATCTCTGCTGCACAAAGTACTCTTTTAACATTTACAACTGCGGTGTACAGCCTAGAGCTTGTAAATGGAAATGAAGTAGTTCCTTTTTGTGGTGGCAATATTACACTAATTCCTGAGGTAACGCGATGACAGTAGAAACCGTTACCTTAACTGAAACTGAAGTAGTTGTTACAACACAAGGTAGTGGTAATGTAGTTGAAACCGTTGATGTTCCTATTGTAGTTGTAACCGGATTATTAGGGCCTCCAGGATTAACTGGTGCAACAGGTGCAACAGGTCCGCAAGGTCCGCAAGGTATACCTGGATTAAACGGAGCCACTGTTTTAAGTGATTTAACAGACGTTGACACATCTGGAGTAGTCGACGAAGCTGTATTAGTATACGAAGACAGTATAGGTCAATGGATTGCTAGTACTCAAGTTATTACACTTACTAAATCCTTAACGCTCTCTCAAGATTGGCAAGATGTTGGAGTTAGTGGATTAGACTTACAAACCGGCAGCTACTTTGTGCAATTGTTTGCAAATGATTTAGCTGCTGGTGGTACTAATAATAATGAGTATTATACTGGATTAATGAGCTGGTACTCAGGTGATACAAATAGTTCTGTAGAAATGCCAACAGATGAGGTTGTATTACATCGTGCTGGTGCAAGTGGGGATGGTGCTCTTTATTTACGTACATATCGTACACCTACTGCTGATCCTGCCAATCTAAAGTTACAAATATACAGTAACATAGCAAATGCTTCTGCAGCTAACTATGTTTTTAAGTTTAAACGAATAATGTAGGAGCGCTAAATGGCTTTTAAGATTAGAGACGGCCTAACAGTAGGCACAAAAATTGTTACTGATAGCAGTGGTAACTTAAGTTCACCTATTGCGTTAACACAATTAACTACCAGCAATACAAGTTTTGACTTATTAAATACAACAGCTACGACCATTAATTTTGGTGGTGGTGCAACCACAGCAATTAATATTGGTGGTAATGGTGGTACTGCAAGTATTTTAAATCCCACAGTTACACTAACCAATGCTACTGCGTTAAATTTAAATGGTAGCAGCCCAAGCATTTCCACAACCAGTACAACTGCCAATATTTTTAATGCAACAGTTACAACACTAAATATTGGTGCTGCAGCTACCGCAATTGCCATTGGTAATGATAGTGGTGTTACAACCTTAAAAGGTGGATTGGCTTTTGCGGGTAGTACTAGTGGTACAGTAAAATTTACTGCTCCCGCAACAGCAGGTACACAAGCTTATACACTTCCCGCCACATTAGCCGCAGGCGTATTAACTAGCGATGGTAGTGGTAATTTAACGTGGAACTCCTCTAGCAACATGGTTTATCCTGGTGCTGGAATACCCAATTCAACGGGCAGTGCATGGGGTACAAGTTATAGTACAACTGGATCCGGAACTGTTGTAGCACTGGCTACCAGCCCAAGTTTTGTTACCAGTGTAGTTGGTAGTGCTAGCTTTGATGTATTTAATACTGTTAGTACTGGAATTAATGCATTTGGCGCAGCAACCACACTGAGTATTGGTGCTGGAAGTGGTACCGCTTCTATCAATAATGCAACCATTACATTTGGTAATGCTACCAATGTAAACATCAATGGTGCTAGTCCCACACTTGCAAGTACGAGCACTGGCACTTTAACACTTTTTAATACCAGCTTAGCTACCGTTACAGCATTTGGTGCTGCTACAAGCATGACTCTTGGTAGTACTGGTAACGGTAAAGTAGTAGCTAGTGCTGGTGTTGTAACTATTAGCAGCGGTACTACTGGTACTAATACAAACGTAGTGTTAGCTCCACAAGGCACTGGTACAGTAGATGTTAGTAGCAAGCGTATTACAAGTGTAGCAGATCCTACAGGTGCTCAAGACGCGGCTACAAAAGCGTATGTTGATGCTACTCGCAGCGGGTTAGATGTCAAAGAAAGTGTACGTGCTGCAACAACTGCAAATATCACACTTAGTGGTACTCAAACCGTTGATGGTATAGCACTTGCTGTAAATGATCGTGTATTGGTTAAAAATCAAAGCACAGGCAGCGAAAATGGTATTTACCTAGTTGCAGCAGGCAGCTGGACTAGGGCAACAGACTTTGATAATACTCCTGGCGTAGAAGTTACACCTGGTGCTTTTACATTTGTTGAAGAAGGTACTGTTGCTGCAGATAGTGGTTGGGTATTAACCAATAACGGTACTATTACAATTGGCACTACAGCTCTGACTTTTACACAATTTAGCGGTGCTGGTCAGATAGTAGCTGGTAACGGTTTAACTAAAAACGGTAATACCATTGATGCAGTTGGTACTGCAAATCGTATTTCAGTAGCAGCGGATGCCATCGACATTGACGCAAACTATGCGGGTCAAAATACAATTACCACACTCGGTACTGTGGGCACGGGTACTTGGCAAGGTAATACAATTGCAGGTCAATATGGTGGTACAGGTGTAGCCAACGTTGGAAAAACAATTACACTTGGTGGAAACTTAACTACAAGTGGTGCTTTTACTACTACATTAACTGCTACTGCTAATACAACAGTCACACTGCCCACAACCGGTACGCTTGCAACACTTGATCAAAACGAAACATTTACAGGCACAAAACAGTTCAACAATGCTGTTAAGTTGGCTAGTGCTGGTACTGCGCATGCTGATGAGCTAGTAACTGGTGTAAGTAATACAGTAACTACTGCAGATACAGAAATTGACAGTTGGAGTAGTGTTCAGTACAGAAGCGCTAAATTGATTATTCAAGTAACACAAGGTAGCAACTATCAGGTAAGTGAGATAATGGTACTTCATGACGGTACTACAGCGTATCCTACTGAATATGCTGTGCTTAATACTGGCACTGAAATTTGTACCTTCTCGTTTGCGGTTAGCGGTAGCTTACTACGGTTACGAGTAACTCAACCCAGTAGTACAAGTGCAACTTATAAGATTCGCAAATCTTTGATATACGTATAACGTTATAACACTCGTGGATAGGGAAACGACGTGGCTAATGAATTTAAAGTAAAAAATGGCGTAATAACGCCCACGGTGAGCAACGTTGCGAACAGCGACGTTGCTATTAGTGTATCGGGCACAGGCAAATTAAAACTAAACGGTTTAAACTGGCCTAGTGCAGACGGCACCACAGATTATGTATTAAAAACAGATGGGTCTGGCAACTTGAGCTGGGCCGCTCAAACAGGTGGCGGAGGTGGTGGTGGAAGCACTGCTTCCATGGTTTCACAGGACTTTACTGGAACTGGGTCGCAGACTGCTTTTACACTGAGCACAGCACCTGTTAACATTAACTATACAATGGTAAGCATTGATGGTGTGTTTCAAAATCGTACCAGTGCTTATACCGTTTCAGGAACCACTCTAACGTTTACTGAAGCACCTGCATTAAATGCAGCAATTGAAGTAACTACGTTAATCAGTGGTGCACTAACAGGTGTTGCTACGGGCGGCACAACCGGACAGGTGTTGGTTAAAAACAGCGCCACCGATTACGATACCATCTGGACTACTATAAGTGCAGGAGGCTCTACCAAAGGTGTAGGAACTGTTAACTTTGGCAGCTTTCCTGGTAACAACGAAGTTTCTTTAGCCATTACAGGACAATCTCAAATAACCACTGATTCAAAAATAAAAGTATACGTTATGGCAGAAAGTACTGCAGATCATACGGCAAATGATCATACTTACTTGCCGCTTTTTGCACAGTTTACTGCTGGTAATATCACCGCAGGAACTGGTTTTACAATATATGGACGCAGTACAGAAAAACTGCAAGGTACTTTCAAAGTAAATTGGGAATGGAGTAATTAAAAATGGCTTTAGATGCAATAGTTCGTGACGGTACCTCGGGTACAGGATTAGCAGTTTTAGCAAATGGCAGTGTGCGTGTTGCACCTCCCACAGATAACAGTAGATTTTATGTGCACTTTCCGCACGATGACGGCAGTTTGGATGCTTTTGAGCGGCTCCGCGTAAGTGAACAACGTAACGTTTTTGAGTACAGCTTTGGAGCGGTTCCACCCAACTTGGCAACAACACTTTGGGAATCCACAGCAGTTGCATCAGGTACAATAGCACTAACCACAAACTTATATGGTACTGACTTAAATACCTTAACAACTGCAGGAACCGGGTACTGGATTCAAAGTTATAATCACGTTCGTTACCGTCCAGGCGTTGGCGTGTTAATGCGGTTTACGTTTAACTTTAACGATTTGTTAACAAACGTGCGTATGCGTTTGGGCATGTTTACCGACCAAGGCACGTTTCCAAGTACTGCAGGTGATGGCTTTTACTTAGAAGCTGACGGTGCTGCCGTCTCACTTGTACGTCGGTATTCAACTACTCAAGCCACCGGTCTTGAAGAACGTGTGTTACGAAATGCTTGGAACTTGGACACTATGGATGGCAACGGTCCAAGCGGTGTTACCATAGACTGGACCAAAGCTCAACACTTTGTGTGTGAGTATCAATGGTTGGGTGTGGGCTTTATTCGCTTTGGATTTGATTGCGGCGGTGTAGACGGTATTGTTTGGTGTCACGAATTTAATGCAAGCAACAACATCACAGGTCCTTGGAGTCGTACTGGAAGCTTGCCTGTTCGTGCAGAAGTATTTACAACAGGTGTTGCCCCTCAAGCCGGCAAACTAACACTTATCAACGTTGTTGTACAACACGAAGGTGCAATTGAAGATCGACAATTCCGTTATTTTGGAGCAAATAGTGGTGCCACACTAAGAACAGTGGGTACTGCAGCAGGCTTGTTCCCATTAATGAGTTTACGTGCAGCAAGTACAAACGACTTAACTAAACGCGCACGTATTATTCCAAGCAGTATTAGTTTGAGCGTTATTACAGCCGGCACAGGCACTACGAGCATTCAAGTTGCCATATTAATGTTGCCAACACCGAACACCGGTGCAACTTTTGCTGTAACAACCGGCGGTTCAGTAACTACAGTTGACATTGCGGCAACTGCAACAACCGCAGTTACGGGTACCATTATTCAAAATTGGATTATTCCTAACACGGTAGGTACTTATACCTTTAACTTAGACGAATTAGGAACAAACATCAACTTGCAAGGTTATAACGCTGCAGGTGCTGTTGGTATTAATAATGCAAGTGTGCTTACTCTTGCCGCTGGTACTCTGACAGGAACAACCACAGCTGCTCCTGCATTTGCTGCTTCGATTAACTGGAAAGAAATCGTTTAAAAAGGTGGTGCAACTATGCAAAAAGAAGAATGGTTAAATCGTAAATGGCGTCCTGCAATGGGCTGGACTTATATGTTAACTTGTTTATTTGATTTCGTGGTTGCACCAGTTTTATGGAGTTTGTTGCAGCACTTGAGTCGTGGTTCGGTTACCACACAGTGGAATCCACTTACACTACAAGGTGCAGGACTTTATCACTTAGCAATGGGTGCTGTTTTAGGAATTGCGGCATATGGTCGCACACAAGAAAAAATTACTGTTAAGGAATAAAAATGCCGTTAACTAGGGTTAATACTGGTTTAATAACTGGTCGAAGCACCAGCATCACTAGTGGTTCCACTATTACCCCTACCGGTGGAACTGTGGATACGTATGAAGTTACTGCACTAGCCACTGCGGCTACTGTTGCAGCACCCTCCGGAACGCCACAAGCAAATCAAAAGCTTTTGTTGAAAATAAAAGACAACGGAACAGCACAAGCTTTAACTTGGACTACGTCCGCTGGTGGATACCGTGCAGTAGAAGTAACACTTCCTACCACTACAGTGGTTAACAAAGTACTTTATGTGGGATGTATCTATAACTCAACAGATGGTTATTGGGACGTTTTAGCAATCGGTCAACTATAATAATGAGAGAATTATGAGTTTACAACAAGAAATTACAACAGACCCACTTAATCGTGGCTACCAGCAATACTTACCACATGCTCCCGGTACTGTATGCGAAATGATGAACAGCTATATTTACACAATGCCTAAAACCAAATTTGTAAATGCACGCGGTGTATTAGCAGCTCATGGTATGGCCGGAGCAGAAATTTTAGACAAATTGGAAGCCGCTGCTGCAACAAATTCAGCAGTAAAATGGGCAATGAGGTTTATGGCTGCAGACGGCATTGATGTGGGTCACGCTACCACTAGGTCACTATTAGATCAATTAGTAGGCACTGTATTAACCCAAACCGAATGTGACTTGCTAAAAGACATGGCTTTACAGCCTGCAAGTCGGGCCGAGGTTTTGGGTTTAGATTACGTTCAAGAACACAATATTCGCGTTGCAGTAGGACTGTAAAATGGCAACTATTAAAAGTGAAGTCCAAACACCTTCAGCACTTACAGTTACTGGGATTACTACTCTTGCAAGTGCAACTTACGTAACAAGCAATACTATAGTTCACAGTTCAAATGACCCATTAGACGTATTAATTGAACTTACTGCCGCAACTACTAACGTTCCTGCTGGCAATAAACAAATTGTGGTTTTTGCAAAAGCCAGTTTAGATGGTACCAATTTTGGTAGTGGACCCGAATCTGGAACTACTACAACAGATGAGCCAGATTTGCATTACGTTGGTAGTTTACCAATGAATACACAAACTACTACACATCGTAAAATGTTTAGTTTGGCTGCTGCATACGGCGGCAACTTGCCAGTTGCAACAAAGTTGGTATTTAAAAACGATTTAGGTGTAGCACTAACAAGTGCCAGCGTACAAATTAGTGAAATTTGGGGTGTGGCCGTATAAGGAGCTTTTATGGCCGCATTATCAAATATTTGGACTCCCCGCAGAGATAGTCGTGGATTATTTGTACCCTCGCCCAACCTATCCAGACAACCTAGAATTGGTGAAGTTGGTGACCCAACCCATCACTACAACTATGCTGTAGCAGGATCTAATGGAATATATACCTCGGTTTTTAACAAAATTTTACGTAGAGGCGATCAACAATATGGTCCGGTAAACTTAAGATCGGTTAATACTCCCTATGGTGTAGGTATTGATGCACAAACTGGTTGGCAAGCTGGAGGTTATCCGGTTCAGGGAGGTGGATGGAGTGTTCAGCGTCAAACATGGATTTCACTTTTTTACATGTACGATGCTCAAAAAATCATTACAAATTATCCACGATTTTTTGGTGGCGTTGGTAATAATCCAAGTATAAGAAATCAAACCATAAGTTGGATAAACACAGCAGGCGAACAAGCACTTGTAATTACTCCAGAAACCAACTATGGTGGTGTTGAAGTTTCTGTTGGTGGTGTGGGCAATGGTTTACATTGCATGGTTGTTACTTCTATTGGTAACGGGTCCTCTACAGGCGTACGTATTTTTTTAGATGGACAGTTAGTTGCAACAACGACTGCATCAAGTGGATGGAATGGTAGTACCTTTCCAACAACAGACTTTTATGGTGCTTCTGTATCACAGTCTGGGTCCAACATTGGCAATATACTTTTTAATGCCATTTTATACAATTATCTTGCCTCGGATAGTGAAGCAACAGAATTAAGTACTGATCCGTATCGTTACTTTTTTGTTGATGCAATTACGTCTGTAAACAAAACAAAAAAAGTTTTTGTTAACGGTAATTTTGCTGCATCAAATAAAACTCGTTCAGCAACTGACAATTTTAGTTATGCAAATGGTAATTTAAGTACGGTTAGCGCAAACTTGTGGAAATCTAATTACTTAACACAAGAAGGAATACCTGGAGAAATTTTAGTAGAAAATAATAAAATTACAACTTCAGCCGTTAATACTTTTAGTTGGGCATATTATGATCAACCGTACTGGACCAACAATCAAAAGTCTGTTGCAAAAGTAAGTGCTACTGCTAACGCAGCTACTAATGGTTGCTTACATGGTGTAACTGTTAGAAGTACCGGCTTAGCCACAGGTTACATGTTACTTGTAAGTGTAACTAATGATCCGAATACAAATGCTTTTGCACTTATAAGTTATCTAGATGCTAGTGGAAATGGAGATAATCTTGTTTTTAGTGCAATTGACAGTCCTATTTATGACGGCGATGAAATTTCATTGGAAATTGTTGGATACACTCTAACAGCCAGATTAAATGGTCGTGTTATTTGCGGAGGTTCTTTTCATGATAGCAATAAACTTCTTAGTCGTGGATCTCCTGGAGTGGTATTTTATGATCAACTAGATATTGGTAATGAAACTTTTATTGATGATTGGTCAGGTTATAGTTTAGACATAGAACCGCTTGTTACCGCTCCAAACGTCGGCAAGTTTTTACCACAGCGTTGGAAAAAACAACCACAGGGTGCAGTTCAAATTGATTGGAACAACCCATTAACCAAGGGTATAGTATTAGCCCAAAATGGTAATGAACTACGTGACGTAGTATTTTCTAATAATTCTTCTGTTAACGGGTCTAAAAATATTGCACACAGCTTATATGGTCGTGGTATTGACTTAGCTGGTTCTAACTCTGTTTTATATCAAAACAGCACAAAACAAACTCCAACAACACAATTTTCTATTTTATCTGTAACTCAACCTGCCAGTGGTCAGGCTTTGAATACAAATAGCAGTGTTTTTGGTAGAGCAGTTACTGGAAGCAGTCAAGCATGGGGGTTAGGTTTTTATGTGTCTGGATTTGGCACAAATGGTTTTGGTTTAAATGTACGAAATTCTGGCGGATTCAGTTATAGCACTAACTTGGCCAATGGAGATAATTACCAGTATACTAGACCACTTATCATCTCTGGTTCAGCTGGATTAAATTATCCAAGTTCTATTTATTTAGAAGGTGTGCTAAAAAGCACTGGCGGATTGTTAAACGATACGCTTTACAATCCTGGCAGTGCAGTTGGAATGGCTGTTGGCAGCGATAACGGCACTACTTCTAACTATAATGGTAAAACGTTTTTAAATGTACTGTGGAATCGGGTTCTTTCAAACAATGAGCACTTAGAACTTGGTTTAAACCCTTGGCAAATTTTTAAACCAAATCCAGGACGTATGTATTTTATACCAGGCGCCACCAAACGCGGCAAATTTTTATTTTTATTTAATTGATCGGAGAAACACCACATTACATCAGCACTTTAAAATTTCTAGGAGATTTTCATGGATGAAAAAGCCCCACAAGCTGATAGTATGGCTGGTTACACAGTCGAACAGCAAATTAAAGTATTAGAAACAAAAGCTCCTGCAAAGGAAGTTGCTTCAAAAGTAATTGGTCGCAATGCAATTCCTTGCATCGTGTTATTAGTAGTAGTAGGTGTAGCAGCATCTGCATTTTTACCACCTGAAAGTTTACCTGCCGTAATTGGTCTGGTATCTACGGTAGTAATGGCACTTATTAGTATGTTAACTGGAATTACTGGTACTAAAGAAAAAGAAGATAAGCCCGAATTCAAGGTTATTCAAGGGTTAATTGAACGCTTAGACCAACGCGAAGCCCCAATGCGGGTAGATGTTGAAAGCGGCAAAGTTATGGTTAGCAAAGGCCATGATAATTACAGCATGAAGGAATCCAAACAATGATTGAAGCGTTAATGGGTGGTGTTTTTGGTGGTGTTATGAGATTAGCACCCGAAGTATTAAAATGGATTGACCGAAAGGATGAACGCAAACACGAATTGAGTATGCAGCAACAAGAAATGGAATTTGCCAAGGTAAAAGCCGAGGCAGCCATGAGGGAACAGCAAACTACAATGTCGGTTGCAGAAACAAATGCTATTACTATGGCATTTCAAGAACAAGCAGAAACCAGCAAAGCTGCCGGTTGGTTTGTAGCAGCAGTAAGTGCTTTAGTACGTCCCATCATTACTTACATTTTTGCCGGCATGTATTGTTTGGTAAAATTTGCTGCGTACTACTCGGCTGTCACACAAGGAGCTGATTGGACCATTGTGGTAACTCAACTTTGGAATTCCGAAGACATGGCCGTATTAAACATGGTCTTAACCTTTTGGTTTGTAGGACGTGTATATGAGCGATCCGGTAAGTGAAGCTGTAGAAATTGCTGCCAGTTTATGCAAGCCCTTTGAGGGCTTGCGGCTAACACCCTACGTATGTCCAGCAGGTTATCCAACAATTGGATATGGTACTGTATATAAACCAGACGGAACTAAAGTAACCATGACTCATCCACCGATTACTAAAGAAACGGCTGAGCAGTGGCTAATGACGGAGTTACGTAACAACTATTTAGCAGGTGTATTAAAGGCTAGTCCACATTTGATTCGTTACCCACGAGTGTTAGGAGCAATGACAGATTTTGCTTACAACCTTGGAGTTGGTCGATACCGATCAAGTACGTTAAAAGTACGAGTAGATCAATGTGACTGGCCTGCAGTTAAAACAGAGTTAATGAAATGGACTCGTGGTGGTGGTAAAGAGCTACCCGGTCTAGTAAAACGCCGCAAAGCAGAATGCGCCCTTATACCTTAATTTGACGTGCCTATGAAACCTAATTCTAGCAAAAAATCTCGTGGAACCCCAAATCCTATTGAGTTTGGATTTAAAGAAGTTAAACCCCTAACTTACATACAAGGCGAGTATTTAGAAGCTATAAAGAATTGCGATATTGTTTTTGGAATTGGAAGTGCTGGAACTGGTAAAACTTATGTTGCAGCTAGTTATGCCGCCGGAGAATTATTTCACCGGCGTATTAATAAAATTATCTTAACTCGTCCCAACGTAGAAACTGGTCGTGGACTAGGGTTTTTACCTGGCGAACTTGAGGAAAAATATGCTCCATATTTACAACCTTTTGATTCTGTGTTTACCCGTACTTTAGGCAAAGGGTTTTACGAGTATGCACTTAAATCACACGATATTGAACCACGTCCAATTGGTTTTATGCGGGGATCAAGTTTTGAAAATGCCATCATTTTAGTAGACGAAGCACAAAATTTAACTAAGACCGAACTAAAAATGCTCTTGTCACGGATTGGAAAAAACTGTAAAATAGTGTTAAGTGGCGATCCAAAACAAGTAGATATTTCTGATAGCGGTCTTGACGACGCTGTTAAACGATTGGAAAATCTGCCCGGCATTGAAATCGTGAGATTTTTAGACGAAGACATTGTGCGTAGTGCAATGTGTAAACAAGTTATTTTAGCTTATAATGATTAGATTTTGATAAGTTTTTAAACTAAGGATATAAAATGGCCGAAAGTTATAAACCAACAGAAGGAATGGCTAGTGCAGCACGTCGTGCACTAAAATGGAAAGAAGAAGGTAAAGCTGGTGGCACACTAGTAGGCATGGCTCGTGCAAATCAATTAAAAGACCAAGAACCACTTAGTGCTAGTACGGTTTTACGCATGCACTCATTTTTTAGCCGTCATGAAGTTGATAAACGTGCAACTGGTTTCAATAGCGGAGAAGAAGGATTTCCTAGTGCTGGACGAGTGGCTTGGGATTTGTGGGGTGGAGACGGCGGACAAACATGGGCAAGTCAAAAACGAGATCAAATTATGCGAGATCGTGAAAGAAAAATGTTAAAGCTAGTGCGCGTTAGTACAAAGAGTGCTTATTTACCTGACTACCTTTTAGAAGTAGCAGCTAAAGCCATTGAAGACTATGCTAATCAAAATATCAGCCAAGAATTAGAGGCTTTTGGTCAGTTTATGTATCACGCTCAATTACTACGCAATTGCCACTTAGACGTTTATTTAATAGACTTACACATGGTCGAACAACCTTACCGTGATGTACTAGTAAATGTATTTATGGAACTAGATGATTACGGCGAAACAGAAGAACCTGGTGAAAGCACAGACACAGAGGATTGATCATGGATAAATTACAAGCAGCAATTAAAACGGCCTTTGCTAGTGAATTTTCATTTTACCTAAAAGCTCACAACTTTCACTGGAATGTAGAAGGATCGGACTTTCAACAATTTCATGAATTATTTGAAAAGATCTACCGTGAAGTATACGGCTCAATCGACGACTTTGCAGAAAATATTCGTAAGATTCAAGCTTATACGCCTGCTAGCTTGAGTCGTTTTTCTATGTTGAGTGAAGTCAGTGATGAAAATGGTGTTCCTGACGCTCGTAGCATGGCAAGCGAACTGTTGTCTGATAGCGATAAATTAGGTGAAATCTTTAAGATTACCTATACAATCGCAGAAGAAATGGGCGAGTATGGCTTGGCTAACTTTTTAGCTGATCGCCAAGACGCACATCGCAAGCATAGTTGGATGTTGCGGTCTATCGTCAAATGACGTCACTAATATATTTATTGGTCGCCACTCACATAACTATACTTTGCGTTACACTATACTTACATCGTAGCCAAGCACACAGAAGCGTTGAGTTTCATCCTGCGGTACAACACTTTATGAGATTTTGGTTGTGGTTAACAACAGGTATGGTTACAAGTGAATGGGTTGCGGTACATCGTTATCACCACCAAAAAACAGACTTAAAACAAGACCCCCATAGTCCTCACGTATACGGTATACATACAGTTTTATTTAAAGGTGCTTGGTTGTACTATAAAGCTACCAAAAACCGTGAAATCATAACAAAGTATGGCAAAGGTACTCCGCAAGATTTTGTGGAGACTTGGGTATACAAACCCTACAGTTTTGTTGGCATCCTACTATTATTGCTGTTCAATATGACATGCTTTGGCGCAGCAGGATTGTTGGTATGGATCATACAAATGTTATGGATCCCATTTTGGGCTGCGGGTGTAGTAAACGGCTTGGGCCATTGGTGGGGCTATCGTAACCACGATACGCCTGATCATTCACACAATATTTGCCGTTGGGGCATATTAATAGGTGGTGAGGAACTGCACAATAATCACCATTTCAACCCCGTTAGTGCAAAACTCAACCACAAACCAAATGAAGTTGATGTTGGTTGGTTTTGGATCGAAGTATTACGAGATTTAAAACTTGCTAAGTTACGAAATGAAAAAACCCTGGTACCGTAAGGTCCCAGGGTTTTTTGTTAGCTATTAACCAATTCGTCAGCAACTTTAGGTTGTTGATTTTTAGCTTGTTCTTGAATTTTTTGTGTTAGCGGATTTGCAATCTTAGCTGGCAGTTCTTGAATTGCTTGTAAAATTGCGTTAGCTTCTTGTTCTGTAAATGTAAAGTTGTATTCCATGGTTTCTCAGTCGTCTGTTAATTGCCATCCTAAGTGAGTTTTACGTTTTCCATTTAAAACTCCGCATAAGTGACTTTTATTTAGTCCATGTTCTTTTGCAAAAGAACTAATATTTTTTACTAAAAATACCGATCCTTCGGAGTTTTTAATAAGCGGATAAGTAATACCTTTGTGCTCGGCAGTATTATATATCCTAGTATATTTTAAATGTTTTAAAAGTTCATACTCTTCTGGGTATATATCAGCTAACCACTTGTGCGACTTACCTTTAGAAATATCTCTTATAGTGGATAGCTCTACTCCGGTAATATCATTAATATCTTTAAATGGTATGTCTAGAAGTAATTGTTTAAATACCCTCTTAATGCAATCTGAAGAATACTTTGAATTACCGTGAGTTTCACCACGCAATCCTACACCCCCTCCACTTGCTTTTGTATTAATATTAAATCCGCTATTAACAGAATCAAATATTTCTATTGCTTCATTTTCTAATGAGTCTAAATCATCGTTTTCATCACACTCTAACAAGATTTCTAGTAAGGGTAAACCAAACTCATTAAAAGCATTTTGTAATTTATAATTAGCTAAGTTATTTTTTAACTTATATTTATGCTTTGTAAATCTTTCTTCAATTACTAGTGATTGCCCTACATAAACCTTATCAGTTCCTGTAAACTTAAGTAAGTATATTCCTATTGTCATAAATTGTCCAAAGTGGTATAAAGTATTATTTTACCACTTTGGATACAATTTTTCAAGTAAAAATATTACCTACCTCATTTTACCGGACAAGCTCCCGTTGAGCAGTCATCATCGGTAAGCTCATCAAAACTATTAGCATCATCAATATTAACAGGCAGTAAGCTTGCATTATAGGTTAAGTATTCTTCTTCTGTAACTACTTCTTGCGGAAGATATAAATATCCTAGATCTTTAGCTGTTTTTGTAGGATCAGTACGATAAATAAAACTAACACCTACATAACAATCCCAATTGTCCAACAACCAATCCACAATTTGAGGAACTTCGTCGGGATCGTAACTAATTGTAACAGAAGTATTTTGCTGAGTCCAGCTGGTTTGGATTAATTTATAACGCTCTAACTGTTCTACAGCAGTTTCTAAATTAACTTCTTTACCGCCTACTTTGCTAAAAGGTACGCCATCCCAGCTTACTGGAAAAGTAACCAATACCCCACTATCATCAGTTGGATGATTAAATACGCGGTAATTAGCAGCTTTGAGTTTTTCCACCATTGGATCATATTTTGAAAACTGAACATTGTTGAAAATATACTTTCCTAAAGGTTTATGAACGCCCTCAGTAGTTGACATTATCTTACTAAGTGTACCGGAAGGCTTAACACAAGTAATGTTTTTGGGACGTGGTAATCCAAGTTCGTCTGCCATTCCCACAGCTGCAGCAGTTGCAGTACGTTTTAAGTACTCGTAATCGTAGCCTGTCATATCAGGACGCTTGGCAATGCCGGTTAAACCTACTCCGCAAAGTCTCAAGAAATAGTTGTTTAAATGCCAACTTTCTTGTAGGATTCCATCTTGCAAGTCCACACAGGTCTGACGGTAGTTGGCACGTGCTGCTAAACGAATTGCTTCATGCAATCCAGCGGTATCGCCTTTAAACTTGGCAATGTCAGTCTCGGTAAGATTGCAGAAACTCTTATTTCCAAGTAGAATTTCTACACAAGGATTTGCACCTTTAAACCAAGGAGCACGACGAAGTGCTTCCATTTCATTGATAAAGCCCGGCTCTGACCCACCTGCTTCTTGCATGATTTGGAAGATGTGTTCCAGCTCGGTTTTCGTAGGCTTTTCTTTGAATACTAAACTGTTATTTGACTGCTGACGATGGCCGTTGTTATACAACCACCAGTCTTTCTTAGCTACTGCGAATTCTTGCCACTCTGGTTGTCCGTAGTCAAAAAGAGCGATCTCAGCACTACGCCGGCTGCTGAGAATAGTGCCCAACCAATTAACAATGTCGAGTATATCCATACGAGTAAGCAGGCTATCAGCACGACCATTGAGAATATTGGCAATAGCAACATAAGCAGTACTAATCGCACTATCGCCGGAAGAAATCCATCCATAACCTTTTAACCTTTCTCCTGCTGGGCGGAGTTGACTAAAGTCTAACACTAAAGTATCTGCAGGATATTTACCTGCTAACAGTTTGCCAATTGACTTTGCCCATGCCTCGGCACTATCACCAATTTGCAGTGTCCATGTTTTTGTATCGGTATCAAACCATTCCAAGTTTGTTTCGCGTCCGCCTTTGGTGGTTCGCTCGCTACGAACTACTTTGATGTTTTTGATAGGCTTTGAAAAGCCGTTTAGAGTACCAACAATCGGTTTAAATCCAACGCCGCAGCCTTGCAGCAACAGCCATAGTACGTCTACTACATCATATACAGTTTCTACGTGAGTAAAACTGCAATTAAACTGACTGGCTTCACGGGTTTTGGCCACATTTGTGCCACCTAACCATAGAGTTCGGCCACTCATCAATACTTTACGATCTAGCATGAGTTGCTCTAGATCGTACAATTCTGCATATTC